AAAAAAAAGAACAACAACCATTATGTTGGAGAAAAAAAGAACAACAACCATTATGTTTTCTGTAAACTTGATGTTGGAAAAAAAAAGAACAACAACCATTATGTTTTTCTTCAACTCGATGTTGGAAAAAAAGAACAACAACCATTATGTTTTTCTTCAACTTGATGTTGGAGAAAAATAACAACAACCATTATGTTTTCTGTAAAGTTGATCTTGAAAAAAAAAGAATAAGAAGCATTATGTTTTTCTTCAACTTGATGTTGGAAAAAAAAGAACAACAACCATTATGTTTTCTGTAAAGTTGATCTTGAAAAAAAAGAATAAGAAGCATTATGTTTTTCTTCAACTTGATGTTGGAAAAAAAGAATAACAACTATTATGTTTTCATGAACTTGATCTTGTAGAAATAAATCACTGTCGCTGAACAAACTATCTTTTCTTCAACTTGTTAGAAGAAACAAATTACTGAACAACTATATTTTTCTTTAACTTGATGTTAAAGAAAAAAGAACACGACGAATTTGATATTGTAGAACCAGATACCGAACACTTATCTTTTTTTTTCACAAGATTGATCTTGGAGAAACAACGAATTCCCGATCTTCGATGTTTACAATAATATGATACTGTCCAATTAAATATACTCTACTCAACAATGCATGGATATGTTTCAGGTAAAGGAATATATGGATTGTAATAACCTAGTTTATGGGCTGTTTCCATTAATAAACGCTCTATTTGTTCAAATTCTGAATTACCATGCGTTACTCCCTCTGGTGCCATGATATGTGCTATTTCATGGAGAATTGCATATGTTAATGTATTATCATCATACAACTGATTTCCATTCCAAAGGACAAGATATATTCTATATCCATCTTCTGTTCTTGTGGTAGAATCAGATGGATAAATTTCGTAGGATGGAAGAACTAAAGGTTTTTTTCGAGTTTTAGAAGAAACATCTTCCAAGACATTAAAAGCTCTTTCTAGTTGAATATGATTGACTACTATGTTGGCAATATTTCTTAATTCTTCTATTTTTGAATAAGTTATGTTTGATCGTGTTTTTGTAACTATCACAGTATTGCCATAAAAATAAGGATAAATCAAGAAAGCAAGTATTATGATCATTACTATGAAAAATTCAAATAGCATTTTCCTTCTATTGTCTAGATTTTTAGGATGGATATAAAAGATGAAAAAATCCAGAAATCAAACGTTGGAACCTTGTGGTGGTGATATATGTGCCACCGTTAAAAAATCTGGTAAAAGCCCGGGATTATGTGTCCCCGGACCAGATACAGTGGATCTATGTGCCAAAAGTTTAGGTGAAGGATGTGTATGCCCCATTAATGAAAGCAATTGTAATATTTTTAAGTTAGGAACGATTATAGATATTTATATTAGCAACAAAACTGATCAAACATTACATTTACTAAAAGGAGGGGATAAAATAAGTATCACTGATTCAAATGGAAATACTGTAAAAGATTCATTGGTAGGATGGATATCTATGGGAGCATTAGATTATAAACCACCAAAAACAATTGAAACAGCTGATAGTGGATCTAATCCTGTTTTTATTCGTGGATACGTTGAATGTCTTGGTGGATGTTGCACTAAAGAAACCATTTTTAGTATCAAACTCCAATATTCTATTGGAGTGCCAGATAAAAAATTAGGCACTCTCGTCATACCTGTTTGTAGGATTAAACCCAAAGGTAAGATTTGTGTTCCTTTTCTTGACTGTAATAAGGTTTTTGGAAATATATCTACATGCTCTGGATCAGAAATCACTATTGATCCTCCTTCTGGAGTATATAGTATCACTGTTGATGTTCTTAGACAAACACAAGATGTTGTAGAAATTTCTGGAAGTACGCATGGAAATGGTGGGTCCACTGGATGTAGTGTTTCTCCAGATAATTGTCCTTCAGGTCAAACCTGCAATCCTAATACATTGAGATGCGAACCTACAACCAATGGAATACCAGATAAACAATTTACTATTTTTATTATTGTCTCTGGAGTCGCTGTTATATTGGTCCTTAGCTTTTTAGTATTTCTTCTTTTTATTAGAGGAGAAGAAGAAAAGAAGAAGAAAATAACTTGATATTTTTACTGAGTATAAACTACATTTAAGGGTGAATTGATTTAGATGGATATTTTTTGATGTAATCTCTTAAAGTGGATAGCATATAATGAATGGAAAATTTTTTATATAGATCGAACTTTATAAAAAAAGATTTGAAAGGTTAAAAGAATGCACAAACCATCATCTAACGAGCCAATCGTTGTAGCACATTTTTCTGATGGATATTCATTTCGTAATGTTTTAGGGTTTTTTCGTCAAACATGTACAAGAGCTAATTTTATCTTCACCCCAGAAGGAATAACTATTAAAGAGTCAGATGCCACAGATACTATTCTTGCTCATGCTGAGATATATGCAGATGACCTCACAGAATATCAATACAATGCTTATGATGATAATGGAAATCTTATTGAAGCTTTAGCTTGTGGATTTATGACTCTCGAAATGCAAAAAAGCACCAAGATGGTAGGAAAGAAAGATGCCATTAAATTGTACATAAAGAAGGAAGAAAATCCCATTATTTATATTCAAGTGATGCATGCGGGTTCAAAATCTGACAACAGTTTGACACTGAGAATTGTTCCTATATTAGAGGTTGATCTTCATGATTTCAAAGATATAGAATACAAAAGACAATCTCCAAATACCAGAGCGGCTTCCACCGATTTTGCCAAAATATGTGCAGATTTTTCTTCTCTCAAATGTACTTATACTGATGTAATTGGATTTTCAGATGGTATTATGTTCCAAGGTATTGAATCGGGAACGGTAAAATCAGTAGAAACCTTTGGCAACGTAACAACAGATATACGTCCCATTCTTTCTAGTTCCATTAAGTATTCTATAAGTTCATCCTCTTCAGGATCTAAACCCAGATTAAATATTTCTATGCCCGGCGAAATATGTAGAATTCGTATCAATAGCAAAATAATTAGATCTATGATTAAATTTAATAATCTATCTCCCACAGGAATAATCAAGTTCTTCTTGGAAGATAGAAATCCTTTAAAAATTGTTAGCTCGATTGGCTGCTATGGACGGTTAACACTCTACATCAAAGACATGGGTATGGATTAAAATATATAGTACATTAATAAATAAATAATAATAAGATACTATTATTATTCTATCTTATAATTTTAAGGAAAGATATCATTGGTGTTATAAGCAAATTTGATCCAAATAGAGTACAAAAAATCAGAGTTGGCATTCACAGTTGTAACAGGTGTATCGCCAGTAAATCCTCTATAAATATCAAATGGTGGAGAAACAGAAGGAGGCTGATTATCTGTGCGCATAATAAGTGCCAAGTCTTGAGCAGGGAAAACTGTGGATAAATCAGATGGACCCACTCGAAGATTTCCATCACCAATAGGATATCGAACGGCTGATATAGCAGGTGTTGGAACCGCAAATCCTGTTGGAGAAAATAGATACACACTATCAAAAGAAATTGCTTGTGATGGCGATGTTGCTGTTCCTCTTGCCAAAAATAACCATTCAAAAATATAATTACCAGTCACTCCACCAGAAACAGGCAATATCCTTCCTGCTGAATATTGGATATCAGAGGTAATATCAAATTGTCCAGTAGGACCCCCTGGTGGTACAAACCAAGTTAAGAAACATGCACCCGTAGATACAAGAGGAGGAATATAAGTCCATTGTAGCCCTGGGCCTGTCGGTCCAGTACTTCCAGTACTTCCTACACTTCCAGTAGGGCCTGTAGATCCAGTACTTCCAGTACTTCCTGCACTTCCAGTCGGTCCAGTCGGTCCAGTCGATCCAGTACTTCCTACACTTCCAGTAGGTCCAGTACTTCCAGTAGCCCCAGTATTGGTTGAGGTTCCAGGAATTCCTTGCTCTCCAGTCGGTCCAGTAGATCCAGTACTTCCTACACTTCCAGTAGGGCCTGTAGCACCAGTATTGGTTGAACTCCCAGGAGGTCCTGTCGGTCCTGTCGATCCTGTATTTCCAGTAGGCCCTCGATTACCTGGTGGTCCTGGTGGACCAGGAATAGGACACATCTTGACCTTTAATTTCCTTTTATCGCAGCAATCACTATATCCCATTTTGAATAAGATTAGAGTTTTTGTAATATAAACTTTTAAACATTAAAAGTTTATTGTTTTAATTCCACGTATTTTCTTCATTGAATTCTACAAATCTTTGTTCTCTAATACAATCTTTCATCCATTTTGGTTTAACGACATGAATAAGGTGAAATGTCTTATCGTTTTTTTCTAAACGTTCAATCAATTCTGCTTTTCTTCCAGATACTTTCAATAATCTCTTTTTCAGCAATTCTTTCAAATCGACAACACGCATATTTTTGTAATCGCAGTCATTCATCAACATTTGTTGTCTATGCTTAGATTCATCAATAATTCCTTTAAGTTGAGCATTCAAAGTATCAGATACTACATAAGTAACTTTTGAACTAAAATTTTGGTAAAAGGTTCCTCCATGTGCATATATGAGGCTTTCCAATTTTTTCCGTTTTTCCTTTTTCCAAGCATTACCACAAACATAGAAAACTTGATCTTTAAAAAGATCAGATTTCACTTTCACATCTTTGACATCTGTTGGTGTTGTAAGAGGTTTGTAAACCTTCTTTCGTGATTTCTTTGTGGTACTTTTCATACCATTTTCTTGAAGTATGGCTGTTTCCCGAATTAAACTTTGAAGACGTTCCAGGGTTATGATACCTTCAGGTTCCTTGTCATAACGTATCTTTTCAATGCGTGGACACCGAAACGTAACACCTGAAGGTCTTTTTTCACAAGGAATAATTTGCATTGCCCGCACTTCCAATACCCGTGAATCTTCAGGATCAATCCAAACATCAGGACTATCTATTCCTGGTTGAACGTTTTCAGGAATATCACATATCCAATCTTCTTCCAATTCTTCCAACAAATAATCTCTATCTCTCTCAGAAAGACCAGTGGCAACCTTGCCCACTGGATAATATTCTGTTCCATCATTATTTCTTACTCCAACTAAATAACTGTATAACTTCCCCCCTGATTTTTTACCTCCTCCATAGTATCCTCCAAGAATGATTACATCCAAATCAGAGGCAATATTGGAAACAAAATCAGGTTTCAGTTTCACCCAAGCATCTTTTGAACGAACATTGGGCATATAAGGACTGCGTGGGTTTTTAACCACCACACCTTCCTCTTTCTCTTGGGTAGCTTTTCTAAAGATAGATACCACTTCTTCGATGGTTAAACACTCAATATGTTTAACTGTTTCAACTCTGGTGGGTATCTCTTTGATGGATTTGTATAGCAGTTCTTTTCGTTCATATAAAGCATGTTGTAAAAGACTGTTTCCATTTAAATGCAAGATATCAAAAATCTTTAAGAAGAAATGTTTCTTCTCTTCTTTATTGCCGTTTGTAGATATACATCTTGCTCCACCAAAGGGTTCAATGCATCCTCTTTCTTCATCCCATACTAAAAGTTCACCATCAAGTATACAAGACTTTACACTTTTATCAAGTGCTTGTCTAATTTCTCGAATGATTTTACCATATAAAGTAGTAGAATTTTGAAGATATCTGGAAAAGACCCTGGTTTTCCGCTTTTGAATATGTATGAGTATTCGTTCTCCATCATACTTGGTTTCCACAAAATAAGGAGGACTCATACTTTTAGGAATATCCAAAGGCTTCTGTCTAGCTGAAAGCATTGGCTGAAAAGGAACAAAAAGTTCCAAATCCATATTTTCTTCAAGTCTAAAATTGGGATCTTGTATCTCCATACATACATGTTCCAAATCAGCCCGAAAAGTAAACAAATCAGAAGAATGAGGACAAAAAGCATCCAATAACACTGTCAATGAAGTTCCATATCTTAATTTCTTCAATATAATTTTGCACAACCATTTCAGTTCACAAGCAGGTAGTTTAGAAACTACCTGTCGAAATATTAGTTTCTTTTCTGAAACCCCTTTTGACTTTTCCAATTCATCAAGGAACTGATTTACATTTTTCAAGGTCCATATACTCTTCGCTGTAGATCTAGCTAAAACCAAACTATAAATGATGGAGGGTAGATTACCTCCCCCTTCACGCCAATTCAGTAATCTTTTCCCATCTGAGCTTGTAGTGGAAATACCATAAACATCCAAAATAATGGTAGCCAATGTTATTTCCTTGATTCCAAAAACCCGTTTCAAATCAGATTCTGGAGCCATCAATCTCAAAACAGGATAAAAATTACGAGTTCGCTTGGTATAAGCATCCACAAAAGTTTTCAAATATCGCTTTCTTATTTTGGTATTATTTGCAGTACTCATAAGTTCAAAACATTTACACAAATGAGCAAAAGGTACAATAGAAGAAATATCAAGTGTTGGATTAGACATAGTAAAATCTAAACAAATATAGATGTTTAACATACATATTTTTAGTAATTTTTCATTTTTTTCTATGACAATCATAGTATATTATTATATCGATTTAAGGAGAAAGAACTCTTTCAGGTGTTTTCTTTCGAACAATAGACATTCTAGATTTTAAGAATTCTATAAAAGGATGTGTAGATGAGAAATAGGTTTGGATTTTGCCTTTTGTATCTTGAATTCCTACTAATTCATAGTGACCAGGACGATAGAGAAGTACAATGGAAGGTCGGTCTTTATATAACAGATCGTCATCATCGCCAGTGATATAAATATCTTGTTTTTCCGAATCTAAAATGTAGATATCCTTGTTGAGCTGATCAGAGACAAATTCATTATATTCATTTCCCACTGCGCTGGAAGAACGTAATCGTTTTCTCATTTCTTCAAAAGAATATTCAGGAACATCCTTACCAAACTCATATAGTTTTCCACGACTAAGTTGATCATAATATGTTGGTCCATTGGGATTTAATGTATTTATAGGTTCACCCAAACGAACAGATAAAGCACTTCTTAGATTATGAACGATTTCTTTTCTACTTACTGTCTTTCCATTCAAAAGTCTAGTTCGATAAGGAATATAAAAGGCATGAGTTAAGGCATGAAAGTAACAATTTCCATCTCCTATTGTATAAATAGCCACTATTCTGAAATCTTCAAATCCATTATTCTCCCAATTTAAGTATGTTGCTGCACCAAGTTCAGGTTCACAGTGTATCACTGACATTTTTTAAATTACAGAAACTTTTATTATGATATACAATCAACAACAACATTTTTTTTCTTAAACTTAATGTTAGAAAGAAATATGTTTGTTGTTCCTTTTTCCCAAGATCAACTTTACAGAAAACATAATGGTTGTTGTTCCTTTTTCCCAAGATCAACTTTACAGAAAACATAATGGTTGTTGTTCTTTTTTCTTCAAGATCAAGTTGAAGAAAAACATAATGGTTGTTGTTCACACATTGTTGTATTGATGATTTTGAGTATATGCTGTTTACAGCGTACACGATAAAAAATCAAATTTTATTAAATGTATCCCCCGTTAATAATATAAAAGTCAGTTCCGTTATCTTGCATTGGGAATATCTTATATAAAACGTATCCCCCGTTAATAATATATAACACAATTAAAAAAAATCAAATTTTATTAAACGTATCCCAACAATACCAACTCCGTTATTTTGCATTTTTTTCAAGATCAACTTTACAGAAAACATAATGGTTGTTGTTCTTTTTTTCCCAAGATCACTTTACGGAAAACATAATGGTTGTTGTTCCTTTTTTTCAAGATCAACTTTACGGAAAACATAATGGTTGTTGTTCCTTTTTTTCAAGATCAACTTTACGGAAAACATAATGGTTGTTGTTCC